CAATGGCTGACGCAGGAATCATTGGACTGTCAACTCAAAAGGTTCTTGTTGATTTTGATCTGTTTCTTGGTAAAACAGACGGCGGCGCAGGCGGAACAACAATGAGTGGCAAAGGCTACATCACTGGTCTTGCACCAACTGTATCAGCAGACGCACCTGTTTGGGTATCACCGATCACTATCACAGTGGACGGCGAATACACAATAACACAATAAAGGAATAGGGCACTGGCAACAGTGCCCTAATCACACAATGGACTTGATAGATAAAACCAAAGAAGAAGATTTGCTCACAACTATGATCAAGGAGGCTGCCAAAGCCAAGAATGAGATAGCATGTGCAAATAGAGATGTAGAGAAAGCCCAAAACAGATTGGGTTTTGTACTATTGTTGCTTAACAGATTAACGGAGAGAAAACATGCAACTGAAAGACCTAGCCAAAGAACCACAACTGATTAAGATCAGTTTAGACGACGAAGACACTGTAAAAGAATATGGTGAGCCTGTTGAATTCTACACATGGGATAGACAACCTATGAGTGTGTATCTCAAGATGGCACAGATTGATTCAAACAACACTAGTGAGATATTCGAAACACTTAAGAACCTAATCCTTGATGAGGATGGTAAAAGTGTGTTGGAAGAAAACACTGGATTGCCAGCAGCCGTAATGATCAAGGTATTGAATACAGTTGTTGAAACACTGGGAAAGTAACTGGCAGAGAGTTAAATCCTGACAGTCCCGACCTCATGCGTTGTCTTATTCTTGATGGCATAGGACAACGCTACGGCTGTCTGCCGAGCACTGTATTGGGTGAATCAGATACCTTGGATCTCTTGGTACTTGATGTAGCACGATCATGGGAAAACTATCAACAAAATAAGCACAAAGCACAAGCAGAAGGCAAACCACAAGAGCACCAAATTCCAGTAAATACACTTGAAGAGATGATGCAGAGGGTTCAAGATCGATGACAGTTCGGAAGACCAAAGATACAATGACAGCCAGTCTGGAAAGATTGAATCGACAGATTCCTAAGATTGTGGATGAGGCGTACAAACATTTTGTTCGGATAACACCACGCCGTAGTGGCAACGCCCGCAGACGAACACTCAAGAAGCGTAACCAAATTCAGTTGCGATATCCTTATGCAAAAAGATTGGACACTGGTTGGAGTAAACAAGCTCCAGACGGAATGAGTGATCCAACACTTGACTATCTCAAAAGAAATAAAAAAAGATTGTTGAGGAAATAGCATGGCAGATCTAAATTACACTGTTGGCGTTAGCACAACTAGAGCACAACAGAGTCTAAAAAAATTACAAGCAAACACAAAGAATCTAGGCGATAGTCTTAACGGTTTACAAACCATTATTGGTTCAATAGCAATTGGTGCACTGGTAAGAAATATACTGCTTGGTGCTGATGCAATGGTTAACATGAGCAAGGCTACGGATATATCAGTAGCGGCAATCACTGCATTCTCACAGGCAATGGCACAAACTGGTGGTACTGCTGACAGAGCAAGAGATGCCATAAGTGACTTAACAAAGAACCTAGGTGAAGCCGCAAGAGGCTCAGCTGAACTACAAGAGAGCTTTAGACAAGCTGGTGTAGGCTTAGAAGATCTTAGAAGACTATCAACTGAAGATGTATTCAGAGCAGTACTTGAAGGCTTAACCAAGATACCTGATGCGGCCACTAGATCAAGTGTGGCAATGAAGATACTTGGTGAATCAGTCAAAGGTGTTGATCTTAAATCACTAAATGAACAATTTGGAATTACAGAATCAGAAGTTGGTCCATATGCTGATTCAATAAAGAGTGCCGCAGAAGCAAACAAGGCACTGAGTGTTAACATAGCAAACTTTCAATTGGCACTTACCTCAGTCCTAGAACCATTAAACAAAATAGCCGCAAGCATCAACATCAGTGTTGAAGGCTTCAAAAGTTTCATAAGGATCATTGCAGGCTTAGGTGCTGGTATATTCATACTAACCAAAGGACTTAATGGTCTAGGTGGTCTATTCAATATAATATCAAAAGGCACTAGATCAAGTGCTGGTGGCTTCTTTGGTATGGGAGCCGCAGTTAAAGGACTGAGTGGTGATCTTGGAGGAGCAACCAACAGTCTCGGTAGATTTATAAAAGGACAATCCAAACTAGGCACAACCATTAAAGGTGTTACATTTGGTATAGCCAGATTTGGTATTAGGTTCCTTGGTATTGCAGGCATACTGATAGCAGTTGCAGATGCAGCCAATCTGTTGGTAAAAGCACTCACAGGATTTGACACGCTGGAGTTTATCACAGACAAGATAGGCGCTGGATGGGATTATGTAAAAGAGAAACTGGGCTTTGCCAAAGAAGAAGTCAAAGAAGTCAACAAAGAAATAAAGAAGAGTGCTGATGCTACTCGTAATGTTGTTACCGAAACTGAAAAGCAAAAAGACTCAGTAAGAAAAGTCAAAGATGCCGCTATTGAATTGCTTAAAGCAACCAACAGTATGGTTGAAGGCTACAAGAAGTCAAACGAAGAAATCATTACAAGTCTCAAACTTGAAAGAGACAGGATTGGACTTAATTCAGAACAGATCAAGTATCTAGAGAGTGTTAGCAGTTTCCAAAAACAACATGCTGATCAACTGGATGCACTAAGACTCAAAGCCAAAGAACAGAATCAAGAAACTGGTGCTGGTAAAAAGAACTATGAAGAGATTCAAAAGCAGATTGCCATACTCACAGAGAAACATCAAGAACAACTGCCTGTTGTCAAACAGATAAGTGCAGAGATCCGTGATGAAACAAGGGCACTTGAAAAGGCTGCAGAAGCGGCAAGATTATTAGAAGAGCAAACAAAGAAGATTGCTGATGCAGTTGAAAGAGCAAGTGAGAGTGCCAAAGACTTCTCAAGGAAGATGTCTGACGCAACTAGAGATGCACAAAACGATTTGGCAATGCTCAACATGGGCGAGCTTGAGAAGTCAATCTTCAAAATCAAAACAGGCATATCACAGGATGTTACCAATGAAGTTAGAAGACTACAAGAAGTAATTGCCAAAACTGGAGATCCAGATGGGCAGATAGCGGCTTCAATAGAAAACATAAAACGAGCAGGTAAAGAAGCAATAGATGCACAATCAACATTGGCGTCACAGAGTTACAACTATCAAAGAACATTCGCTCATGGTTGGAGCAAGGCATTCAGAGACTACAAGGATGATGCAACCAATGCTTCAAAACAAGCAGAGAGAGTGTTCTCCAAAGCAACCAAAGGCATGGAAGACTCAATAGTAGGATTTGCCAAAACAGGTAAGTTTGAATGGAAAGGCTTTGTCAGTTCAATATTAGAAGAACTATTAAGAGCACAAATTCAACAGACTATTGCACAGATCTTTGGAGCCGCATCACCAGGCAGTCTATTTGGTGGCGGAGGTTCTAGCTCAGGTGGTGGCGGAGGTGGCGGCATGGGTTCACTGGTAAGTGGCATTGGCAATATGTTTGGTGGTTCAAGTTCACCCAGCAAGGGTTCAAGCGGTGGTGGACTAGACTCAATAATTGGTTCAATTGGCAGTTTGTTTGGAGGCAGTTCCGGCGGTAGCAGTAGCAGTGGTGGAGGCTTCTTAGACTCAATTGGCAGTGGTATATCAAGTGCAGTTAGTGGAGTAGGCAAGTTCTTCTCCGGCTTCTTTGCAAATGGCGGAATGATTCCTGCAGGTGGTTATGGTATAGTTGGAGAGCGAGGACCTGAAATGGTAAGCGGACCAGCAATGGTAACACCAATGTCAGGAGGACAAACAATCAATTACAATATCAATGCAGTTGATGCTCAGAGCTTTGCCGCATTGGTAGCTAGAGATCCTGGATTGATATACGCAGTTACAGAACAAGGCCGTCGTAGCATGGCAACAAGGAGATAGGCGGATGAGCTTTCAATGGATATTTGATAACGCACAATCAATCAGTATTAATCAAAGAGGTGTGACAGCAAGTACCACATCAAGAGATGGTACAGTGCGAGCAACTTCAAGAGGTGGACAAGTTTGGCGCTTTGAAGTTACACCACCCAATGGTCCCAAGTGGAGCGAATACAAAGGCTTAATTGCCACTGCAGAAGTATTAGGCAAATACACAACTGCAAACATTCAATTCAATGCCGCAGGTTATGTGAACTACCTAATGACATATCAAGGCAATGCCGCAGATAAAACTGCTATCACTGCTAGTTGGACCACAGGCAATACAATTACACTAACAGGTGGACAAGCAACTTCAGGTTTCAATTTCAAAGCTGGTGATGTAATACAGTTGGGTTCAACAGGTAAATGTTACACAGTCAGTGCTGATGTTGCTTTTGGTAGTAACACAGTTACACTCAGCAGACCCTTGTTGGATGCCGCAGGTACCAATGTTACATTGCGTGTGGCAGAGAACTGTGTGTGGACTGTGATATGCACAGACTTTCCGGATTGGACCATATTCCAAAGGGATCAAATAAGTTGGAGTGGACCCTTTGTATTCTATGAGAGTTTGGTATAATGGCATATGACACCCAGGTAGCCCTTAGAAGCAACACATTCATTGAGATAGGTGTTAATCCTTCATTAACACTCACATTCTCAGACTATTTCAAAGCATACACCTTTGGTTCTGTAACCTTCACAGGATTAGGCAGTCTATTGAGTGTTACCAATCAAGCCAGTGAAATCCGTGCAAGTGGCAAAGAGATTATTATCACATTATCAGGTATTCCAGATAGTTCAATGCAATCAGTATTGAGTGTGGACTACAGAGGAAGTAGTGTTCGAATATACAGAGGTGTGTTTGATGTTACCACAGGTGAACTAGTGGTAACTGCAGGTGTAACCAATCCAGCACAGGAATTCAGAGGCATGATAACAAACTATGGACTTAGTGAAGATCACGACCATCCTTCATTGAGTAGTTCAAATACCATAGTGTTCACTGTGGCAAGTGAAGTTGGTTTGCTCAACAACAAAACCACAGGAAGAAGAACCAATCCAACAGATCAAAGAAGATTCTATCCTACTGATCCTAGTATGGATAGGGTGCCCAATCTAATGCGTAGTCAATTCAACTTCGGAGCCCCTTCATGAGTTGGTTAAACGACATTGTTGGCAATGCCGGTAGCATTATTAAAAGTGTTGGTGGCTTTCTAGGATCAAACTCCATTGGAGCAAGTGTTGCCAAAACTGCATTGATGGGCTTTGCCTTAAACAAAGTCACTTCAATGATGAGCAAAGAAAACGATGCACAAAGAGCCGCTATCAAAACCACAATGGTTGATCCAGGAGTGGCAGTACAAGTTACACCAGATACTGAACACAGATTGCCAGTGTTGTATGGACAAGCCACACTAGGTGGTGTTGTCACTGATGCTTGGCTCACAGACAACAATCAAACCATGTACTTCTGTGTTGCAATTGCTGAACAAACAGGCAACTTGTTGAGCACCAGTTCAGCCAGTTCATATGTGTTCAATGATATCTACTACAATGATCAAAGATTGGTATTTCAATCAGGTGGTACTGATGCAGACTATGGCATTGACAGAGAAGGCAACAGAGATGAATCAGTAAAGGATCTAGTTGAAGTCTATTGCTTTGCTGGCAGTTCAACTGCACCTGTTGTTCCAGAATACTACACCAATGCAGGATTAGCCAATGCTTACAATATCATGCCAAACTGGGGTGCAACCTTTACCATGAGCAACACATTGTTTGCAATTGTCAAAGTTACCTACAGTAGAGACAAAGGTGTAACTGGTGTACCAAACATGATGTTTACAATAACAAACTCAATGAAACTGCCTGGAGATTGTTTGTATGATTACATGACAAACACTCGCTATGGAGCAGGGATAGCCAGTACAGATATAGGAGCATAAA